AATTGAGGCAGAGCAACCGCATAGGATACTACTGTTAGCGTTAGGAGCAACAGCCAGAAGATGCATATTACGAACACCAGTACCACGTCCATCAGGACACTCACCACGCTCCATAGCCAACTGGTATGTTGAATACTCTGCCTGTTGTTTGATCTCTTGGAACATCTGATAGTTTTCACTAGCGGCCTGCCAAGATTCCCAAGCTATCCCTTTGCCTTGGAGGTAGCCGTGGAAGCCCATTGCTCCGAGGCCAACTGAGCGTTCTCTGTAAGCTGAGTACACAGCTTTTGATAATTGTTCTGGTGCGTTGTCAATAAAGTATTGAAGCACGTTGTCCAAGAATCTGATAAGGTCTCCAACCATTCCAGTTGTTTTCCAGTCGTCGTATCTTTCGAGGTTGACTGATGAGAGGCAACAGACTGCTGTGCGTTCTTCATTTGTTGCGAGATGGATTTCATTACAGAGGTTGCTCCCCATAATGTTGAGTCCAAGCCTTCTTTGAGCTTCTGGTAAACCTCGTCTGGCTGTGTCGATAAAGTTAATGTAAGGACTCCCAGTTCTGAAGCGAGCTTCAAGTATTCGTTGCCAAAGCTTACGAGCTTGGACTGTATCTCTGACAATTCCTGTATTTGGGTCTGTAAGGTTCCATTGTTCATCATTGATTACCGCCTCCATAAAAGCGTCAGTGACATTCACTGCATTAAAAAGATTAAAACATTTACGATTGATGTCGCCACCAGTCGGTACTTTAAAGGATATGAACTCCTCGATATCAGGATGGCTTACGTCCAAGTATGCGGCGTAAGACCCTTTCCGTGTCTTCCCTTGTTTGTACGCAGTCATCTGACTGTCCACTACTTTCATGAACGGGATCGGGCCCGGAGCCTTGTCGCTGATCCCTCTCACGTCTGACCAGTGCCCACCCACACCGCCGCCCTTTACGGAAAGCCATGCTACTTCACCATTATGATCAATAAGGCTATCAAGATTGTCCCCCACGTAAGTAAGGAAACAACTAATAGGCAAGCCCCTATTACCTCTGCCATGTTCAGGTGCGTTCGACAGCACAGGTGACGCAAACATAAACCAACCTTTACTAGCGTAGTCATATATGCGTTGTGCCAAGTCAAGGTCACCATAGCAATAAGCCACTGAAGCACGCGCAAAGGCTTGCTGAGGAAACTCTTCATGCTCAAGCATATAGTAGTCGCGCATGAGAGTAATTGCTTGTTCACTAAGGCGATTGTCTCTTTCATAATCAATCGTTATCCCAAGGTGTTGACTCATCTAAATCTATCTCCAGTGCATCTTGTTGTTGTTCAATTCGGTCAACAAAACGTTCTACCAAATCATCTGAAGTAATCTCTAACACTTCCATTAGAGTTACTTCATCAAGGTGTTTTAATTTATCTTTAATTTCTGAAAGGGTAAGCATCTATTTTACCACACTTCTTTTAACTTGTCAAGGTAGTGTGAACATTTTTCTAAATCAATCTTGCCACCTTTGTCTTGAAATCTTGATATGTATTTGATTACATTACCAATTAGGTATCCTTTAAACTGTTCTTCAGTTAGGACTACCTCCATATAGTCCCAAGGCTGAATAGCTTTTTGATAGTGAGTACCCCCAATTTGATGGTTGCGTGCGATCTCGTGTAGGTCAGGCATAACGTTCTCTCAAGTAGTTGATAGACACAGGCATCTCATCGAATGTCCCATCTTGTACTTCATGTAGCATCCAAATACCAGACCAAGATCCATTAGTCTGTGGGTTCAGATACTCTTCATCATGTTGATAATAGATACCTGCAAACAAACCAGTAATACGTTTACCATCTGCACGTCTAGCGTAAGAGATTGAGCGATCTTGCACGTGTCCCATTACACAACTCATGTGTTGCTTGTTGATCAGCGCATTAGATGAACTGACTGGTCTACCCATCACACCACTAACAAAGTAATGACTGTAGCATACACCATCAATGACAACAGGTTGCAAGAAATCATACACTTCCCATCCCATCTCTGTCAAATATAAATCATCAAACGACATTAGCCCTTCAAGCTTTGGATCAGCATTAATTGCTCTAGCAATACGATACTCATGATTGCCTAGTGTAAACACCATACGAGGGTTCCATTGCTTGTGTCTATTACGGTGTAGTCTTTTACGTTCCTTCTCAATTGGTTCTAAGAATACACGCATCGCTTCAATGCCTGCGTTGATATCATTAATGTAACGCCTACCTTCAAATGACTTCTTACCCACATCATAAGTAGATAAAGAAGGCATATCAAAGTGATCACCAATATGTACAATTACATCTGGCTTTTTCTCGACGGCATATTGTCCTGCCCAACGCAAATGATCTGTCGGATTTCCCGGTTTGACTTGCGTATCAGGTATCACCATATGTTTCATTAGTTTCTCCATTGTGGTTAACGCCGTTAACCATTGCCAATAGTTCAAAGAAATGTTCTGCGTCTACGACTGCGAGTGGTCTCCGTCTATTCTCTTTAACGATGACAAGTGGTTGTGCATCGCTTCGATTGTTGCACTGGTCAACATAACGATAGACTCCAACTCGCGCAAGCGACTTGCATTCGACATCATACGCGAAAGACTTGTAAGCCAAAGGACTAAGCTGAACATCGCTACCACTAACGCCCATGCTTGTTGATCTAACATCATCACTCTCCAGATGCGGATAGGTTTGCAGTATTTGTTGTGCTGTCCACTGCTGTAGTTTCCTTCCCTTTGCTTTTGCACTCTGTGTTTTCATAGGGAGGTTCCCATATCTCTCCGCGTTTACGTTGTAGATGCAATAAGATTCCATTCTCAATTGCTCTTTCTTTACTGCCTAGTTGCTCAACGCAAATGTCAAACATCTCACGTTCTGATTTATCACTAAGCAACTTCTTTGCTTTAACTGGTCCGATTCCTTTCACACCGATAATGTTATCAATCCTGTCACCTGTCAAGAACTGACAGTAGAAGTTAAGTATACCCTCCTCTTGTGTAATGTAGTACTGCTCATCCTTAACAAAGTTGTAGTGCCATCCTTGCACTTGATCAAAGTCTTTATCAAGAGATACAATAATTGATTCGTCGCCTAGTTCAGTAGCGGCTATTGCAATCTCATCGTCTGCTTCACAATCAGTGGAGGTGATTCCATTCCAAGAATAATAAAGGTAATCACGCAACAGAGAAAGATGTTTTGGTTTTTCTGCTTTGCGGTTACCTTTGTACGGAGCAGTGACTGCAACGTCATGTCGGAAGTTGGTCTTACCAGTAAGGTATGTAGTCCATGAAGAAACATCGACTCGAAACATAACCAGATCTTCCATGAAGGAGGCCATCGTCCTGATAGCCACATCTTCAGACTCCTCATTTGTTGCAAACCCAATACGATAGCAAAGGATATCACCATCCACTAATGCAATCACAAGGTCTCTTCTTCCTCAGCTTCTGGAACATACTCGTGAAGATCAGTAACCACAAGCTTGACAATTCCAAGAGACATACCTTTCATGCCTGTAGGATTCGTCCAAGAGTATGGCTTAACCATAACATCTGCGCGAGAGCCGTTGCCCACGAGAACCTCTGGCCCTATCACATCACCGCTTTTGTCATACGGTTTGATCTCATACTTAGATGATTTACATGTGACAAAGAAGCCTTGCTCTGGTTTCTTCTCGTCATTAGACTTAATAGAAACACCTGACTGCTCAATGGCTTCAATGTGTTCTGGTGATAAATTACACAGATCTACTTGAAACTTACCTGACAACTTGTTGCGCTCATAAAGATGAGGCCAATACAACTCGACATTAGAAAGTTTAAATACTCCACTCATTACTCATTCTCCTATAGGTGAGTCATTTCTTAGACATAGGGACAGAAGGTATAGTCTCTATGAATATTCTATATTATAGCACTAATATGTATCAGTGTGTATCATACCAATTACATCCAATCTTACTCTCTGCGTCTACTGGGCATCGAAAGCCCAAGGTAATCCCTGCTGTTCTTGCGGAGTCAACCATGATTGACGCAACCTGTTCGCCATACTTCTCCTTTGTTTCAATTTGAATTTCATCATGTACAAATGCAACCTGTTGCACAGGTAATCGAAATCTTTTAAATCTTTTGTGCGCTTCAATACACCACTGCTTTGCAATGATAGCCCCGCAACCTTGAAGGAGGCTGTTGAGTGCGGCATGCTCAGATCTAACAATGATCCTTCTACCATCCAACCCAGACACGTACCCTTTGCTCGCCACTTTCTTAACTTTTTCCATAAGTCTTGATAGCGCAGGGGTGTTAGCATAAAAGCGCGACAACACCTCTTGCCCTTCACGCG